TGTTGGGCAGCGTCAAATGCTCTCGACGGGTTTGCCTCGGTCGGCCCGAATATCAGCGGCATCACCTTTTCCGGTTGTATGAGCATGGCTAATCAGCGGAACGGCTTCTCGTTTGCCGGCGGCGGTAATTCCTTCTCGATTGTTGGCGGGACGCAGGTGTTTAACAATAGCTTCGTCGGGGCCGGTACCTGTGACGGCATTATCGTCACTGCCGGAAGCTCGTTTATCATTGAGGGCATTTGGTCAGGCGCGGGAGGCAAACCGCTCTATCAGGGCTGGCCGTCAAACCAGCGGTACGGTCTGTGGATCGGCGGCCCCTGCACCAACTATATCGCCAGGAACAACATCTTTAACAGCAATCTGACCGGCGGGCTGCGCGACGATGCGAACAGTCCGGCCCCAGGCCCATAGTTTGCTTGCCCCTCCGACGCGCCCTACATCGAGGCGTTGGACGATGGGCAGGTTGCGTTTTAACGCGGCTTTCCGCGCGCTAGAGGCGGTCCGGTGAGCGGCTGGATCGACGCCGCCGGCTTGCCGGTTCCCGCAGCGGGGCCGCTCCCGCCCGCCAATGAGCAAGGCGACATCCTTATCCAATGGGACAATACCCAGGCGCAAGGCGATTGGGCGCTTGCCGAAGGCGACTTGCAAACCGGCCAGGATCTCGAAACGGCCTGCCTTGTGTCGCTGTTTTCCGACGCGCTGGCGACACCGGATTTTGTCCCGACCGATGGCACGAGCGACCGGCGCGGCTGGTGGGCGGATTACTATCTCCCGCGCTCGCTCGGCTCGAACCTCTGGCAACTCGACCGCGCGAAGACGACGCGGGCCAACCTCGGGCTGGCGCAATCGACCGCGCAGGATTGCCTGCAATGGCTGATCGACGACGGCATCGCAGCGCAGATCATCGTCAATACGCAATACATCACCACGACGATGATGGGGATCGCCATCGCCATCACCAAGCCCAACGGCAGCATCAGCCGGTTTATGTTCGGCTGGGCATGGCAGGGCTTGGCAACCGTCCCGTCACCGGTTCGCATGATCGCGCCGTTCGGATAACGCCATGCCCTTTGCTCGGCCCTCGCTGACCGCGCTTCGCAATACCGCCGTTCAAGACATCACGACCTCGGGCGTTCCCGGCCTCACCGGGTTGCTGCGCAATGCCGTGCTGCGCGTGCTCGCGTGGGTGATGGCTGGGCTGGCCTACTCGGTCTACGGCTATGCCGATTGGATCGCGCGCATGGGCGTCCCCTTCACCGCGCAAGACGAATACCTCTACGCGTGGGCCGCGCTGATCGGCATCTACCCCGAGCCAGCCGCGCCCTCGAGCGGCACCGCGACGTTTACCGGCAACGCGCTGACCGCGATGCTCGAAGGGACGACGCTCGTGCGCCAGGACGGCACGCCGTTCGTCACGACCGCCAGCGGGACGGTCGATGCGACCGGCAATCTCACCGTGCCGATCACCGCCTCGGTCGCGGGCGCTTATACCAACGACCCCGGCGGGACGCCGATCACCATCCAGACAGCGATCCCCGGCATCAATTCGACCGGCACGACCGGCATGTGCGCGAGCGGCGCGGACGCGGAAACCAACGACGCGCTGCGCACCCGCATGCTCGTCAAATACCGCGAGCCGCCGCAGGGCGGGGCCGAAGCGGACTACATCAACTGGTCGCTGGAAGTTCCCGGCTGCACCCGCGCGTGGGCTGTGCCGCAGGGCTACGGGCCGGGGTCGGTCGCGGTCTTCCCGATGTTCGACGACGCCGAGTCTGCCTATGAGGGCTTTCCGCAAGGCACGGACGGATGCGCCGCCGAGGAAGTGCGCGGCCCGACCGCGACCGGCGATCAGTCTGCCGTCGCCGAGCATATCTGGACCGTGCAGCCGATCACGTCGCTCGTCTATGTCGCCGCGCCAAAGCCCTTCGCCATCGATATCACGCTGACCGGGCTTGATCCGAACACGCAGGCGATACAGGACGAGATCGTCGCCGCCTTGACCGACATGTTCCTGCAAATCGCCGAGATCGAAGGCGTGATCTGGCCGAGCGATCTCTACGAAGCGATCCTCGCGACGCCGGGGATTAACCATTTCGAGATGTCGGTCCCGGCGGATGCGGTGCAGGCAGGCCCCGGCGAACTGCCGGTGCTCGGGACGTTCACCGCGCCGATACCGTCGCCCTAGATGCATGTATCCTTATCCGCCGCCCCAGAACACGCCGGAAGATTATCTCAGCCAGTTCCAGCGCCTGTTGCCGCGCGGGCGTATCTGGCATCGCGGCTGGGGGTGGGTGCAGGACGCCGACCTGCTGACGCTGATGCCGCAGTGGGCACGCCTGCAAGTCGCGCTCAACCGCCTCATTGCGCAAATATTCCCGTGCTCGACGACCGAATTGCTGCCCGAATGGGAAGCGACGCTCGGTCTGCCCGATCCGTGCACCGGGCCATTGCCGACGCAGCAGCAGCGCACCGCCGCCGTCTGCGGCAAGTTCGCCGCGCGCGGTGGGCAGTCGCGCGATTATTTCATCCACCTGGCAGCCAGCCTCGGTTTCGAGATCGAGATCGAAACCTACCACCCGTTCACCGCATCACAGAGCCGAGCCGGCGATCCGGTCTACGACGAGAAGTGGGCCTATGCGTGGCGGGTCGTCGCCAGCCAAGTGCAGGTCCTCTACTTCCAGGCGTCGTATTCGGCGGCGGGCGATCCGCTCGCGACCTGGGGCAACAAGCTCTTGGAGTGTGAGTTCAACCGCATGAAGCCGGCCCACACCGTCATCGTCTTTTCTTATGTTCTCGTCTCGTCGGTTTGGGATTCGGCGCCGGTTTCGATCTGGGACGGCGGCGCGTCCATCTGGGATGAGGGGGTGATTGTTGACCAGCCAAATTGACGAGACAGTCCCGGTCCAAGGCAGCCCGACGACGCAATCGGTTCGCGACAATTTCGCGACGGCGAAAACCGAAATCTCGGCGTTGCAGAGTTCGTTGGGCCCCGCGCCGTTCCTACCGCTCGCGGGCGCGCACATGACCGGGCCGATGTATCTCTACAACGACCCGACCGATGGGCGGATGCCGGCAACAAAGGATTACGTCGATTCGCACGGCACCGGCGGCGGCGGCGGCATCCCCGAAGCGCCGACCGATGGCGCGACGTATGGCCGCCATATCGGCGCGTGGAACGCCGCGCTGCCCATCGCGGGCGGCACTTTGACGGGGCCCCTGATTCTCAACGCCCCGCCCACGGCGGCGCTCGGTGCTGCTGTAAAGCAGGACGTTGATGCGAAGGTCATGCGTGCCGGCGACACGATGGGCGGGCCGCTTGTGCTGGCGGCTGACCCGACTGCTGCTCTCGGCGCAGTCACGAAGCAATACACCGATGCCGCCGATGGTTTGCGCGCGCCTATCGCCTCGCCGACCTTTACCGGGACCGTCGCCACCGCGAGCCGGCTCATCATGTCCGGCCCCTCCGGTCCGGCGCTAACGCTTTACGACACGACCGCAGGGCGTCCGGTCTTCGGCGTCTACAACACCGCCGGCTTGCTGTCGTTTGGGCTGGCGACGCCGAGCAACGGCAATCCGAACGGAAATCCGTTCGTCACGATTGACCAGAACGGCAACGCCGCCTTTACCGGGCGGGTGACGCCATTGGGCGGGATCGTCGGCGTTGCTGACGGATCAAACGCGGCGGCGGGACAGGTTGGCGAGTATTTGACGGCAACCGTCAATTCGCCAGGGAACGGGATCGGCTCCAACATTTGGAGCAATGTCACTGCCCTTGCCTTGACTGCCGGCGATTGGGATGTGAGCGGCATCATCAGTTTTAATCCGAGCGGTGGCCCGGTCTATACGTGGATTGCTGGCAGTGTTTCCACGACGCCAGCCAATGCCAACCCTGTTGCCGGCACCGGATTTTTTCTCGTCGGCGGTCTTAGCAGCGGCTTGCAGACCATGCAGGCGGGTTGTGGGCGCGTCTCGCTCGCGGCAGCGCAGAGCATCTACCTCGTTGCCAACTGCAATTACACCGGCGGATCGATATCGATTTACGGTTCGATCCAGGCGCGGCGGGTGCGGTGATCCAGCTTGACCGCCTGACCGTGACGCTCGCCGCGA